GTTCGGCCTGGCGACACGTGTCGCCAGCGCAGCGAGTCGCTCGACTCACTGACACCATTGTACCACAACATCGCCCCTGGTACCCGGAGGTGGGGGCCTCCGGCCCCCACCCATAAGACGTAAAGGGGAGTCGAGCGCAGAGCGATTTTTTTGAGGGTTTTCCCGATGTCAAAGCGAACATACGTTCGAGTTAAGAGGATTTTCGCTTCTACAGGTAGCCCTGCTCCGGATATTGGGCGATCTCGGCGTAGTGCTCGCACTTTTCGCCGTCTTGCACCCCGACGAAGTACATGTCTTCACAGGCAGGGCAGTAGGAGAACATGGTCCGACCACAGGGGCAGTAGCGCTCGGCGTACTTCGGGCCGGGACAGGCGGGATCGTGGGTACGCATTCGCTGACCGATGGCGTGCCGGGCCACCTCCTGCGAGGCGGGGACAGGGGGCTCCATGATGCTCCTTTGAGACAATTTGTTACGTGGACAAACGCCCTGGTCAGAACGCGGACACGGCCTTGTCCACGTCAACGTGGACAAGGCACGGACAACGCGGACAAATCTTACATAACCCCTGGTCAGAACGCGGACAACGACGTGGACATCGCTGACAACCAACGTGGACAAATCCGCCCCCTTTCTTAGTGGGGGCGGATGTCCATCTGCGGCACCGCGAAGTAGCGCACCGCGACCCCCGGAGAGGCCTTTCCTTCCTTGCGCGCCCGGCCGTCGTTGACCAGTGCTTCCAGCTTCCGTTCGGTCTTCTTGCGCACCGAGTCGGTGGTAATCGGGCGACCGTGCTCCGACTGCGTCGCCTCTGCGATCGTCGCCCCCATCGGACCCCGCCGAACCAGCCAGGCATAGCAGTCCCAGCCTTTGGCGATCTCCGTGGTCCCGGCGTGGTTGTCATGGATCACGTCGAAGGGGCCGAGCGGGTCGATCGGGGATTTCAAGTGCATCAACTTCTGATCGAGGGCCCCCGGTTCGCCGTAGAGCATCAGCACCGAGCCCGCTCCGGCGGTGATCCAGTTCGAGCCGTACACCGAAGCCAGGGTGTTCTCCTTCTTCGCCCCTTCGCTGTTCGACTCCTTGCGCGTGTGGTGCAAGGCCATCACGTCGACGCCTTGCGCCAGGCACAGCTGGAAGGAGCGGTTGATCGCCGCCCCGGTGGCCTCATCGGACAGCGAGCCACCCAGGTCTTTCAGGCTGTCGACGACAATCACGTCGCAATCGAACTCCTGCGCCAGACGCATCAGCTGCTCGTCATCGGTCGTGATCAGCTTCGGCAGCGGGCCCTGATGGATCACCAGGCGATCGTGGACCAGGGCCCGATGCTCGGCCTCGGGGAAGTGACGGACCAGCGCCCGAGCGATCTGTCGGGGACGGTCAGCGGCCAGCACCAGGACCCGGCGAGCCTCAGCGATCGGCTGGCCGAGCAGCTTCGGGCTCAGCCCGCACATCCCGGCGACGAGTTGACCAGCCAAGGTCGTCTTGCCGGAGCCGATCACCCCGCAGAGGATCAGCGACTCGCCGGAGGCCCAGAAGATCTCCGAGCCGTGGCCCCAGCGCGCCGGGACGTCGATCGCCAGGTCGTAGAGGAACACGTCGCCCTTCACTACCAGCTGACGCTTCGGCGGTTCCTCCACCCTGAGCACCGGCGACGTCGGGCGTGGCATCAGGTCGAGGCGCACGTGGCGAGCACAGGCTGCCATGTCCCCGCCGAAGCGGCTCTCTGCGATGAACTCGAACAACGACAGGCCGCGCTCGACGTCGACCGGGGCCTCCGGGGAGAAGTTGTACAGCGGACCGTCAGGCAACAGCAGCGAGGCGCTCTTGCCATCGCGGGGGTTCTTCCCCGGACGCACCCAGTACTCTCGGCTGCCCTTCGTTTCCAGGTACTGCCAGCCTTCCTGGACCAACTCGGGCTGCCAGGCCAGGTTGGCTCGCACCCAGTCGGCCGGGGTCATTTCGTCATGACGGAAATCGGAGGGCGGTGAGGGCAGCCTGGACACCGTGGCCAGCGGTTCCGGTGGATCGAGGATGTCCAGCAGCCATTCCGGGGCCACGCCCAGCGGACAGTCTTCCAGCGGGCAGTGCTCGTCGGCCCAGCGGTAGGCGATGCCCGAGGGGTGGATCGTCGGAGGGGCGACCACCTGCCCACCGACGCCGCGTACATCCAACCCGGCGGGCAGCTGCGTCGCTGCCCCGTTGGTGATCGTGCGCCCCTGCGGGTAGCGGAAGTAGAAGTGCGCGCCCCCGCCCCCGGTCTGGGTCATCCAGGTGAACGGCAGCGGGCCATGCTCGGCCACCAGGTCCGTCAGGCTCTTGTCCCCGCCGTGACGGGGATCGACGTCGAGGACGAACACTCCGGCCACAGGGCCGGTGACGATGCACACCCCCCACTCCGGGTGCTTGGCCCAGGCAGCAGCCACGGCGCGGGCGTCGTTGGTCGCTTTCTCCTGCCAGCGGTTGATTCCCTTGGGGAACTTCTCTCCTGGCGGGATCGGGGCCACCGGCAATCTCAGCTGCCCGGCGTAGGCGATGGCGTATTCAGCGGCCGTCTGCGGCTGCAACTCACTGCTATCTTGGCGTCCAGCCACGATGATCCTTTCCACAGGGCATCAGGAACGAGGGGCCTCCGACCGGGGCCCCTCGTTCGCGTGTCGGGGTCCTGACGTTACGCCCCTCAGCGAGGGCCCTCGTGGCGCTGAGCGACGCACAGCGGGCACAGCGGGATCTCCGGGCTGTCCTCGGACACCCGACGGCCTTTCGCCCCGCACAGCGCTACGTGGAGGCCGTACGGCGCTGTGTACAGCAGGTGGTGGAACCCGATCGGGCCCTTCTTGTTGGCCAGCAGCACCCACGTCGGGTGCGGGCGGGGCACCAGCGGCAACCCGGGGGGCTGTTCGACGCGCAGCAACGACACATCGGGGACGCTGTCGAAGCCCATCGACAGCTGCGTTTGCAGATCTTCCATGTCCAGATCCTTTCCTGTTTGACTTTTGGGGCATCAACTGAGTAGGCTCGCCGGTCGAGGCCTCGACCGGCGAGCCTCAGGGCGCTTCGGTCGGCGGAGGCAGATGGCCCCACCGGTCACCACGGCAGATCGCTCGCACCGTGGTCTCCGAGATCTCGAAATCGGGGGCCACCTGTGCTGCCGTCTCCCCGCACAGCACCCGCCAGCGGATCGCCTGTACCGCCCGCTCGGTCAGCTTCGCCCCGGATGGGCGGACCCCGGCATCGACGTCAGCGGAGGCAGCACGTTGCGCCCCTTGGCGAACATGTCGGCGTTGTTGTCCAACAATGAACCGACCTGCAGATGATCAATGCGGTAACAGAAGCGGTTGTCGCACAGATGCATGACTACTTCATGATGAGACAATGGACGCCCGAGAGACTGCGACATTGCCCAACGATGCATCGAAACGGTCTTCCATTCGCCCTCCCAGACCTTGCGCTGGCCGTAACCATCGCGGGTCGCTGCCCCCTGCCACAGCCGACAAGGAGTCGGCTGTGGCGTCGGAGCCGGGAAATCAATCAGACGGCGAACCGTCACTTTGATCGCAGACGGACGGCGAGGGGCGGGGAGATCCGTTTTGCGCGGCATGGAGATCACGAATGGCGTGTTCAACTGCCGCAGGCGGCGGATCTCGACCATCAGTCATGACTCCCCTCTGACCAGGACGATGTACCTGCCTTCGTGGTCATCCGACCACACCAGCAGGTTCTGCAAACCACGGCGGGCCCACGTCTCATCGACGTAGGGGATGCCTCCATGCTGGCGGGCTGCGGTGTTCATCGCGTCCCAGGTTCTGGCGGGGAGGATGACGACCGACTCGTCATCCTCCGCCAGAACCCAAGTCGGATGACGCTCAGTCGTCATCGAACAGGTCGGCTACCGCCACGGCGGCGACCGGCACCGAGTAGGCCGCGGTGAACAGCTTCGGGGCCGAGTAGCCGCGGTTCGTCTTCTTCCCTTCGCCGGTGTAGCCGAGCTTCAACTTGCCGCCCGACTCCAACGACTTCGCCCCGCTGCGGCGCACCGCATCCGCGATGGCGTCCTTCATCGACTGCCCCTTGCCGGAGGCGACCTCGTAGCGGCCACCTTTGGCGAATACCCGGCGCTCGCCGTTGTCCTCCTCGTCGTCGTGGGCGTCGGTTTGCAGGGTGACGACCAGCTGCATGCGCGGTTTGCCGTCCGGCCAGAACAGCGGAGCGTTGTCCTCCATCGCCGTCTGCTGGCTGATCTTGGCGTCGACCACCGTGCCCTCGACGTAGTCCCCGAGGTTCTCGAACTTGGCAGCCTTGACACCCCCTCCGAAGAGGAAGTCGTTCACATCGTTGTCCATTGGAATCCTTTGTCTCTTGGTTTGTGGTTGTCAATCCACCAGCAACCGCATGTTCGAGCGGTTGATCGTGGAACTATGGACCCCGTCCTGAGTCCGGGGGTCACGAATGAATGGCAGCGAGAAACGCTTCTCGCATTCGTCGAGCAAGTTCAGGCAGCGGACCAGGTCGGTCGGATCTGTGTAGCCCTGCTTGGGGGTGCGCAGGCCCTCTGGCCAGTTCATGATCAGCCACGCCTTGGCTTCGGGTACGTCGCTGATCGCCTTCACTCGGCGGAGAGCGAAGAGAGTCATCTCGACGATCGTGTCGACCAGGTGCTCCGGTTCCTCGACACCATCGGCCCACGAGTCGTCGTTGGCTTCGACGGGCAGCGGGACCTCGATGGCGTCGTAGCCCTCCGAACCCTTCTTCCACTCCCGCCGCCATTCCTTCACGTCGAAGGCGTGGGCGGCACCCATCAGCCCGGTGGCGATCGGCACCCACAGCAGCGTGCAGCGCCCCGAACCGAACGGCAGGTGGACGAGCAGCGTCCAGTTCTGATTGATCGGTGGGGTCGACAGGCGCATCTGGGTGGTCAGGTCGTAGAGCACGCCGGTGGCGTAGAGGGCCATCTGCACGCAGTAGCCGGGCAGGGAGAAGTCCAGCTTCTGCCCGGTCTTCAAGTCCCCGAGCACCAGGTCCCCCGGTTCCAGCACGGTCCCGTCGGGGGTCTGCAGCGGCAGCGTCAGGCGGTAGATGCGGTCGGCGGTCCCCGCGGCACGGAAGTCGTCGTTGACCATCGGCACTTCGACCATCTCGCTGACCAGCCCGTAGGTCGCCAGGCAGTCGACGTAGGCGTCGAGATCGGGGCGGTACTGCTCCGGTGGGTCGAAGTCGACGTCGCTGCTGTCTTCGGCGCGGGCGGTCATGGCGTGCAGCCCGGTGCCCATGTCGGCCTTCTCGTTGGCCGTGCCCTTGTCCAAGGCGGCGTCGCGCAGTGCCTTCTGCGACTCCTTGTCTTCCTCCTTGGTGGCCGAGATCTGGGTCTGCAACGCCGGTGAGCGAGCCACCCCCTGCATCGCCTTCCAGATCTTCCAGGTGATCAAGGCCTGCTCGTCGTCGAGGCACTTGGCGTACCCCGACGGGCGGCTGTAGCGCAGCCACTTCTCCGGGTCCGCCGGGTTGGAGACCATCGGTGCCCCGTTCGCCCGGCGGAAGTCGAGCTTCCCCTCGGGGAACTCGTCGAGCATCGCCAGGTCAATCTCTTCCATCGAACCCTCCGGCGGAGAGCAGTTGCAGTGCGTAGTGGTCGAGGATCTCCCCGACCTGGCTGTTCGACGAGTCGGTGATCGTGATCAGGTCGGAGAGCATCCGACTGAACGTGGCGACCACGTCGTTGTCCGATTGGTGGTAGCCACGCAGGGTGGCGATCCACGAGTTAGCTGACAGTGCTGGCGGCATGTTGCTCCTTGATCCACAGGTAGATGTAGGCCCGGGCGATCAGCGCGGCCTCGGCCTTGCCGTCGTCCTTCACTCTCTTGAACTCTTTGGCCATCACCGGCCACAGGTTCATCGCCAGGCCACGGCTGGCGTTCTTGTCCTTGCCGACCAGTCCGTTGGCCCGCTTCCATTCCACGGGCCTCAGCATGGTCAAGGGGTGTCCCAGGGTTTCCACGACCCCGAGGACGATCCCGGTGTTGCGCCCCAGTGAGTAGGAGGCCACCGAACCGTTCTTCGGCATCGCCTGAGTCTGCTCGACGGCGATGACGTCGGGTTCCAACTGGGTCAACAGGTCGGCCAGATCGTGACCGGAGGCCCAGCCCCCGAAGATCGGCATCGGGTGGACGGCGAGCAGGGTGCTGCCGCGCAGACAGGCGATGCCCCCGGTGAGCCCGGGGTCGATGCCGACGACCCGGGTCACTTCGGGGGGATCGCTTGCTTCAACACTTCGAGGATGAACTTCGGCATCGACATGCCGAACGCCTGGGCCTCCAACTCCAACTGCTCGCGGTACTCGATCGGCAAGCGGAACGACAGCTGGGTGGGCTCCTTGCGCGGGTCCCTGGTCTTCATCAGCGGGGTTCGGTTGAGAGGCATACCATGATGATACCACCTATGGTTCAAGGAATCAAGGGTTTCATCCAAGTTACCGGTAGGTAATCCCTGGTGCTGGCGATACATGTCGCCAGCGCCCATACTTGGGGATCATGGCGATCAAGGTTGCCCCGGTGAGCCTCAACGACTGGCGGGTACAACACTTCCTCGAATGGCTGTGCACTCACCCCGACGAGCGCAACCCGCCCACGCAGGGTGAACTCGCCGGAGTGCTCGGCACCAGTCACCAGCAACTCACCGCGTGGAAGAACAACAGCGACTTCCTCATCGCCTGGGAGAAGCTGTACCGCAAGACCGTCGGCTCTCCGGAGAAGGCCCAGGCGGTCATCGAGCGGCTCTTCGAGACCGCCACCGATCGCACCGACCCCCGCCAGGTCCCCGCCGCACGGGCCTACCTGGAAGCGATCGACGCGGTCAAGCCGAAGCAGGTGGCCGTCACTGTCAGCCGCAGCACCAAAGAACTGACCGACGAAGAACTGATGACGATCCTGGGCGAGCGCGCCGCGAAAGAACTGCAAGACCGTGCCCTCGACGACGCCTAACGGATTCCAACCAGCAACCCGGGCTCCCGAACGGCGGGCCTTCTTCGAGTTGAAACGACAGCTGGCCAACTTCTCCGGTGGTGGCGCAGGCGTCATTCTCGGGACGTGGCAGGGTACCGCCACCCCGTTCCCGCCGAGCCCTGCTGACGGAGACATGTGGATCATCGGGACCCCGGTGCCCACGGTCGCCCCACCCAACCCGTCCGGTGGGGCGGCCGCCACCGGAGACGTCATCCAGTGGACCGGGACAGCGTGGATCAACATCGGCAAGACCACCGGGCCCGAAGGGCCAGCTGGTCCCACCGGCCCGCAAGGTCCGGCGGGAGCTACCGGTCCGCAAGGCCCCACCGGGGCTACCGGAGCCACCGGCCCGCAAGGTCCGGCCGGAGCCACCGGCCCCGCTGGTCCGGGGATCACTGACGGAGACAAGACCGACATCACCGTCTCCGGCTCCGGGGCGACATGGATCATCGATCCCGGGGCAGTGACCAACGCCAAACAGGCGGACATGCTGCAGTTCACGATGAAGGGCCGCAAGTCCGTCGGCAGCGGCCCGCCCGAGGATCTCAGCGCCTCCGATGTGTCGGGGATGATGATCGGCTTCCTGGCCCGTGTCTATGGCGCTCCGGTGAGCACGCCGGGCCTGACTCATGTCGCCACCCATAACCTCGGCCGGACCGCGGTGATGGTCGAGGTGTTCCGCAACAGCGCCCCGTTCGACACCGTCGACTGCGACGTCGAGCGGACCAGCCCGAACACCGTCACCTTGCGCTTCGCCACCGCCGTTTCCGCCAACCAGTACTACGTGATGATCCACGGATGAGCCGCACCTTCCTCACCCCGATCGCCCTCCCGGCCGATCCGACGAACCCGCTGGAGGCTGCCACCAAGCAGTACGTGGACGCCCACTCGGGTGGCGGCAGCGAGGTGGAGATCAACGCCAGCGACCCGATCGGCACCAACCCGTCGGCCGAGTTGTGGTACGACACCGACGCTCCGGCGGTGCTGGCCGATGACCAACGGTGGAACACGGCGTGGGGGATCATCGCCTCGGTTGGGCTGAACGGTCAGATCGCGCTCACCGCCACCGAGCAGACCTTGGCCACGTTGAACGCGACGACGGTCGCTGGTCGGCGCTACGTCGTCACCGCAGCGTGGCGGGCACTCGATGCGGGCGGTGCCTCTGGGTCAGCGTTCTTCCGTTGCACGGGCATCCCCGGCGACAACAACTTCAACGATCACATCGTCTACACCGGGGCTGTCGGATTCTATGGCGGGGGGCAACTCCTGTTCATGGCGCTTCGACGGGACGGGCGGCGCGGTGTCCCTCGGGCTCACCGGAGCGATGATCAACCCCGCCACCGGGACGATGCACGCCCAGGCGGGCTCGGCATCGCACTTCTTCCTCCAAGACGTCGGGCCGACCGTCATCGGTTCTGCCCCGCTGCTGAGCAACCCCGACTCCCGCTGGAACACGGCGTGGGGTGTCGTCACGTCGGTGGTCAAGATGAGTTCCTCGGGCTCGACCGGTACGCCGGTCATCGACACCGGGATCTCGGTGACCTTCACCCCGGTGGCCAATCGCCGGTACGCGGTGATGTTCGAGGGCCTGGCGGTGGTGAGTGCTGCGGGCAACGTGTGCAATCTGAACGTCACCGATGCGGCGAACGTCACGGTGCAGGGCGGTGGGACATCGCCGGGCGTGCCCAACACCGGACAGTCGCTGATCGTCACCGCCATCGTCGAGCCGGTGAACACCACACCGCTGACCTACAAGGCGCGCCACTTCACCAGCGGCTCGGGGACCTGCTACTTCTACGCCGACGGCAACGCCCCGATGCGGATGATCGTCACCGACATCGGCCCGACTAGCGCCTACATCCCGGCACCGGACCCGACCCCGGCCTGGATCAACGTCAGCTTCCAGAACGGCTGGGTGAACTACGGCTCGGTTTATCAGACAGTGCAATACCGCAAGGTCGGGGACATGGTGCAGATTCGCGGCCTGGCCAAGTCGGGGACGATCGGGCAAGTGATCTTCACGCTCCCGGGGGGATACGCACCACTCGCCAGCCTCCAGTTCGCCGTGGACAATGCGGCGAAATACGGCATGGTCGAGGTGACCTCCACCGGGGGGGTTGTCTTGAACGCCAGTGTGGTGGGGGCGAACAACATTGTCGTCAACTTCAACCCGATCCAGTTCTCGGTGACCCCCTGATGGGCCAGCTCTACGCCCGCGTCTCCGGGGCCTGGGTGCCGACCAGTGGCAGCCCGGTACCGGGTGCGTGGATTCCGGTCACGACGTTCTTCAACGGGTGGGTCAGCTACGGCCTCCAGGCCCCCCAGTACCGCAAGGTCGGAGACATCGTCTACCTCCGCGGTGCACTCAAGAGCGGCACGCTCGCAGCAGTGGCCTTCGTTCTCCCCGTCGGCTATCGACCGCTTACGGCGCTGTACATCGGGACACTGACCGCTGGACCGACCTATGGCTACTACACCATCGACACCGTTGGCAACGTGACCCCGCAGACGGCGCGGTCGGGCAGTACGAGCATGCACCGAAACACACCGCTCCACCTGCACCCCACCTCTTCCTACCATTCCACAACCTCATATTCCACATTCTCTACACTACAACCACCATCTTCCCCTTTCCATTATTCCTCTTCTTTCTCTCCCTCACCTTACTCCATTACTACTCCCCCAGATTCCTAATTCCTTAACCTCCTTTCAACTTATCACACAACAATCTTCCAACCACACCTTCTACCCCTCAGTCCAACTCCCTACTTAGACACATCTCTCCCTCCTCACCTCACTCTTACCTTCAATCTTCCCCCTACTTCACCCCTCACTTCCTCATTACCCTTCCATATATACTCACCCTCACCCTATCTACTCCCCCCTCCAGGCCGTCGGGCGTTCCCCCCCCCCTTACGCATCGCACTGCCCCCCCCCCCCCCCCCCCTATTTTGTGACCTTCTAATTTTATTCTTTAAAATCCCCATTATTAACTTATAACTTTCTCTTGTCTTTTTCACACTCGCTCGTCTCTTAAGTTTCTTTCTTTTATTTATCGCAATCTGCCACTCCTCTTATGTGTGTGTCTTGTTGATCTTCAGCGCTGCTTAATGGATTTTATCCCCATTCCCACTTTTCCACTCTTTACCTCTGATATCGCCCCGCACTCTCTCGTTAGACTACTACTCGAATTCAATTTCGCCGAGTAAGCGTTTCGATCTTGTCCCCTTCTCATTTATTCTCTAGCGGTAACGATGATTGTTTCACGCGTCTACTCTCTCAGCAATCTCGTCACCCTAATTGTGTCACTCATCACACCCGTGCCTCTCCCACATCTGATTATTAGTGTTTGTATGTATACTAGTCTCAGCACGCGCGCTCAAGATGTGTATATATCGTTGCTTTTCTGCGGTGTCTAGCGTTAAGAGATACACATTAGTCGCAACGACGCAGTGATGTGTGGCGTCTGTTTGTGTTTTTTTTAGAGTCACACCCCGTGTGAAGCGCCGCTCGCGCCCACTGTAGTGTTGGGCTCAGTTTTAGATCCCCGTTACTACTTTCATCCTCACCACCACCATCATCACCTCTCTCCTACCCCTCGCTCACCACGCGCCCACATCTCACCGCTGCGCCGCACGTCCCCCTCTTTAACCCCTCACATTATCTCGTGATCGGCAGTGCTGCGTCGCCCTCCACACGCTCAGTTGGTGCGGTATATTTTACTGCGCTGCACACGCACGAGCACGACAGTGTCGGTCGGTCCACTCTGCCGCAGAGAGGGTGTAAAGCGGGCTCGTCTCCGACGGTCGAGAGTGGGGTATTTAATACACGTAGTTGGACGCGTCGCGGACTGAGACCGTCACGCAAAACTCTGTGTGTGTGTCGATTCTATAACAAATGGTCTGTAGCTGTGTGTCTCAATCTGCGCAGTGGAATAGAGAGATAGCATGTAGACTTCGCTCGGGCGGGTTTCCGTCCAACTAGATATGGGTGCACATTCACGCTCAGCCCTGAGTGGTGGGTATCTTTAGATAATAACCTATGAGATAGATGATTTCCGCCCAACCCCCCGCCCCCCCCCCCCGCCCTCCCCCCCCGCTACCCGCCCCACGCACTCACGCTACATACTCGTGTAGAGAGCGTTTTTGGGGGAGGCTGTGGTTGGGATTTCTCGCGATCTGTGTGTGTGTGTGTGGATGTGCGGCGCTTAGTGTGTGTGCGGTTGCACTATCGCGTCTCTGGGGCTTGAGGGGGCGGTAGAGTGTGTGGGGGGCTAGATGTGCGCTCGCGCGGGCGCGCGATGGAGCGGCCGGGCGCGTTGGGAGCGCTAGGGGTTGCGGGTACGGGGGGTGTGTTGTGTGCAGTGGTAGGGGCCCCAGAGAAGCGCGGGGAGTGATGGTTCGCGCCTTCCTCTCTGTCGGACTGCACGCGCTCGACGTCTGACGCACCGACGGTCGTTGGATGGGGGGCAGGCAAGGTCACTGTCGCTCAGGGTGCTGGGGTGACCGTCAACGGCACGCCGTCGCTCGGGTTCCGCGCCCAGTACAGCGCGGCCTCGCTGTACAAGCTGGCTACGGATGCCTGGTTGCTGGTCGGTGACCTGGCATGACCCTGGGATCATGGCATCGGCGGTCTCGCTGGCGAGCGGCGTAGACGTGCTTCGCGAACCGTTCAACAACTTCACCTTCGCTCCCTGGACTGTCGCCGGTACCCCGACGATCACTGCTGGACGCAACGGCAACGGCGCCAGCAGCACCAGTACATCGAACACCGTCACTTACACGATCCCAGCGATCAACGAATCGGCCACGCTGACCCTCGGGTTTGCTTACCGCACGGCTTCCGTCACTTCATCCAGCGCCGCCGTTGCCGAGTTGTGCTCCGACGCCGCGGCCACCACCCACAATCAGTTGATCGTGTCCAACACCGGTGCTGTCGTGTTTGCTCGTGGCACGATCTCCAACACCCTGGCAACCTCCGCGGCCAGCACCATCGCCATCGACACGTGGTACTACTTCGAGGTCCAGGTCACCCTCGGTGATAGCGCCGCGCCGTTCATCGTCCGGCTCAACGGCACCGTGCTGCTGTCTGGATCGGCGGACACGAAGAACGCCGGGACGAAGACGGTCTACGATTCGATTCGCCTGAAAGGACGCTCCGGCGGGTTCGCCACCTTGTTTGACGACCTGTATCTGACGATGGGCGCTGGCGCCCCCTTCAAGGGGGACATCACGGTGCCGTGACTGCGCTCGATCACAACGAGTTCTCCCTCGACGATCTGCTCACCGAGCGCGAATGGCGCAAGTGCGCCCCGGAGACCCGTGACCCCGATCGACTGCTGGAAGCCTTCGCCTACTTCTGCGCCACGTTCTGCTACATCAAGCACCCTGACCGGGGGCGGATCAAGTTCGATCTCTACGAGAGCCAGCGGCAGTCGGTCGAGCTGTGGATCAACAACCGCTACAGCCTGATGCTCAAAGCCCGCCAGCTGGGGTTCTCCACGCTGGTCTCCGTCTACGCCTTCTGGTCATCGTTCTTCTACTCCGACCGAGTGATCATCATGCTCAGCCGCACCGAGCGCGACGCCATCAAGCTGCTGCAGAAGGCCAAGTACTGCCATCGCTTCCTGCCGGAATGGATGAAGTTCCGTGGTCCGCCGGTGAACATGACGCAGACCAAGATCGAGTACGCCAACGAGTCCTACATCGAGTCGCTGCCCTCAGCAAGCGACCCGGCTCGTGGCGAATCGGTGTACCTGGTGATCATCGACGAGCTGGCCTACCTGCCGAACTCTGATGAAGCGTGGGCTTCGATCGAGCCGATCGCTGACATCGGTGGACGGGTCATCGCCCTGTCCACCGCCCAGGGTGAAGGCAACCTGTTCCACACTCTGTGGGTCAACGCCGAGCAGGGCAAGAACCGGTTCCGCACGATGTTCCATCCGTGGTGGGCCAATGGCCGCGACCAGAAGTGGTACGACGCCAAGAAGGAGGATCTGCCCGAATGGCAGCTGGCTCAGGAGTACCCGGACAACCCGGAGGATGCTTTCCTCAAGTCGGGGCATCCAGTGTTCGCCACCGAGATGCTCCGTGCTCTCCAGGTCCGTGATCCGCTTGCTCGCGGTCATCTGGCGAAATATCGCAGCTGGGCGTTCGTCGAAGACGGAGGCGAACTCGCCGTCTGGCGCTGGCCGGAGACCAACGGGCGCTACTGCATCGGTGCCGATCCGTCACAGGGCTATGAACACGGGGACTTTTCGTCGGCGCATGTCATCAACGCCCGCAACGGCGAAGTCGTGGCCACCTGGCATGGACGGATCGACCCGGACCTGTTCGGATCGGAGGTTCTCGGGCCGATCGGGAGGTGGTACGGCAGCGCACTGATCGCCGTCGAATCGAACAACCACGGTTTGACCACCCTGAAAGCCCTGCAGCACATGAAGTACCACCCGCTGTATATGCAGCGCTCGCCGCGCTACAAGCGCTCCGTGCCCACCGACATCTTGGGCTGGCGGACCACGCAGGTGACCAAGCCGCTGGCGGTCGACGAGCTGAACCAGGCGCTGCGAGAGAAGTCCTGTCAGCTGTGGGATGCAGCCACGGTGGCCGAGCTGCGTTCCTTCGTGCGTGACGAGGCCGGGAAAATGAAGGGCTCACCGTTCGACGATCGGACCATCTCGTTGTCGATCGCTTGGCAGATGACCAAGCACGTGTGGCTGCAGCAGTACGATCCAGTGCGCGAACCTGGTCCGGGGACGATCGGTTACATGGAGAAAATGCTGTACGGAGACGACGTTTTCGCCAAGATCAGCAAGAGAAAGCGTTTGTTGGAACCAGAACCGATCGGCAAGCAGTGGGTTCGTGACCCAATCACCCAGAAAGGACGGGTTGGATGACAAGGCTTGATACACAGAGGTTGCCGAATCGGGTGCACGCCCGACCGAACGCTCGCAAGATGGTCCGCGGTTACGACGTCACCCCCGCACACCGTGTGGGGCGAGTCGGCGCAGGCCGGGTCGTGTCGCTTCGGCGGTGCCGGGCACCGTCTATCCGGCGGAGACGACGATCACTGCCTCCGATGCACCGAACGCAGCCAAGCTGGCCGGTCTCGGCTACGTCGCTGCACCGCAGACGGCATGGACCACCGGGCAGAAGATCACCATCGGCACGTTCGACTTCAACTGGACGTCATCGGCATGGGCGGCTGGAGCACATGCCTGATTGCCGGTGCGGCAAACCAGCTGAGCCGGAGAGCAACGAGTGCTTCCTTTGCCGGGTGCGCAGTGTCGGGTTCAGCTTCGTTGGTGGTGGTGGCTACGGGCGAGAGACGTTCCACGAGCGCACCACCCAGGAGTACATCAACGAGAATGTTCCTCCGGGAGCGGAGCCAGTCGAGCGGGGGTGCTGGACGTGAAGTTGTCCGCCAGGCTGCAGCAGTACCGCGACGAGATCCGTCGATCGAAGCGCTGGCGGCGAGACGAAGGCTACGACGACGAGTGGCGGCGGTACATCGACCTGTACCGCGGCAAGCACTACAACTCAGATCAGATGGGCGACAAGCTGATCGTCAACCTGACCTTCTCGACGATCAACACCATCGCCCCCTCGGTCGCCGTGAACAACCCGAAGTTCGTGGTCAACGCCCGCAAGCCGGAGGCCGCACCGCAGGCGGTGATCACCGAAGAGGTGCTCAACTACGCCTGGCGGACCTACAAGTACCAGGATGACTTCCGCCTGGCGGTCAACGACTGGCTGGTCTGCGGGCATGGCTGGGTGCAAGGTCGGCTACAAGTTCACCAAGCCCCCGGAAGAGAAGCCGGTCGAATCCGATGAACCGAACGCGGAGATCAACGGCACCGATTACGGGATCGATGACCGCGACGACGTTGACGGCAACGTCGAATCGGAGATGTACGTCTACGAGGATCGTCCCTTCGTCGAGCGGATCTCACTGTTCGACATGTACGTCGACCCCGATGCCCGGCATCCCAAGGAGATGTGCTGGATCGCCCAGCGCACCTGGCGTCCCGGTGCGCGACGTGCAGGTTGACAGCCGCTACTCGGCCACGGCACGCAAGAAGGTCCTCCGCCCGCAGCTGGTCGCGGTGGTCGAGTGACGACGGGGACTCGCGCAACGATCAGAACACCCAGGGCAACAGCGGCAAGTCGTTCTGCGAGATCATCGAGTACTACGACATCAAGTCGAACCTGGTGTCCACGTTCTGCCTCGACTCGGACTGCGCCGGGGACGAGTCCGGGTTCCTGATCAAGCCGAGCCGATGCCCTACGCGATGGTCACCCGTTCGAGATGCTCCGTGGCTTCGAGGTGGCCGACCACTTCTACCCGATGGGTGACGTCGAGCAGATCGAGTCGTTGCAGCTGGAACTCAACGAGACCCGCACGCAGATGATGAACCACCGCAAGCGCTTCCAGCGCAAGTGGCTCTACGAGCGGGACGCCTTCGATCGTGAAGGCGTGCAGGCGCTCGAAGCAGACGTCGACAACACGATGATCCCGGTGATGTCGGACGGGAACCCGGCCAACGTCATCGCTCCGCTGCCCGCCGTGATCACGCCGTCGGAGTTCTACGACCAGTCGGCGATGATCTCCAACGACATCGACCGGGTCTCCGGCGTCACCGACTACCAGCGTGGCGCCACCGCCAACGACGATGAAGCGCACCGCCACCGAGGCGGCGATGATCCAGGACTCGGCGAACGCCCGGGCCCAGGACCGCCTGGCCTCGATCGAAGGCAGCCTGGCCCGCCTCGGCGAGCGGATCATCGGGCTGATGCAGCAGTTCCTGACCGGCGACCAGGTGGCCCGCATCGTGACGATGCCCGGGCGGGCCTGGGTGCCCTACGACCGGGACTACATCCAGGGCGAGTTCGACTTCGATGTCGCCGCCGGGTCGACCGAGCCGCAGAACGAGACGTTCCGGCGGCAGTCGGCGCTGCAGTTGGTCGATGCCTCGATGCCTTTCATGCAGGCTGGGGTGGCCAATCCGACGGCGTTGTACATGTACGTTCTGCAGAAGGGCTTCGGCATCAAAGACATCGGTCCGTTCATCAACGGACCTGCCGAACAGCCACAGATCGACCCGGCGACCGGCCAACCCCAGGCTGCGCTAGGTCAGACCCCAGGTGGGCCTCCGGAGGGTCCGCCTACCCCTGGGGGCCCGCCCGGCGGTCCACCCCCGGAGATGCAAGGGATGCCTCCTGGCGGGCCGCAGCCACCGCAGAACGGGATGCCGCCGGGCGTCGATCCGGCCATGCTGGAGGCAATGTTCTCCGGGACGCCCGGTGGTGGTGCATAATCCTCAACAGCCAAGGGAGCACATCCAGGAAGGATCTCCACGTTGAGCGACATTGACCCCCTCGAAGGGGTTGGCGCAGAAGACCAAGGTCCCGAACTCGGGGAAACCACGTCAGAGGCCGAACAGCAGCCACAAGGTGGTGAACAGGAACGACGGTACGTCGAAGTCGATGACCCGGATGACCGCTACGTGCGAGTCCGAGTCGACGGGGAAGACGTTGAAGTTCCCTATGCGGAGGCATTGAAGGGGTACAGCCGAGAGGCTGACTACACCCGCAAGGCCCAGGCGTTGGCACAGCAACGTCAGGAAGTGCAGTACGCGTTGAACCTGCAGCAAGCGTTGCAGGCCAACCCGGAGATGACGCTGCGCGTCCTGGCCGAACAGTACGGACAAGCCTTCGGGCAACAGGAGCCGCAGGCTCCTGCCGAGGACGAGTACGCCGATCCCCTTGAACGGGCGATCGCTGTGGAACGCCAGGCCCGGCTGGATCTCGAACAACGCCTTGCCGCACAGGAAGCCGATCGACAACTGGAACATGCCATCGGTGGTCTGCGAGACCAGTACCAACTGAACGAAGACGACGTACGCGAGGTCGTCGGCGTGGCCTACAAGATGGGCCTCGGCGTCGAAGCCTTGCCGATGATCTGGAAGACGATGGCCTATGACCGCCTGGCCGCTCGGGTGCAAGCCCAGCGGACACAGCAGCAGCAGCAGGAAGCCGAACAGGCCAAACGCACCGCCGCCAAGCAGCAGGCATCAGGGATCATCAGCACTCAGGCCAACGGAGCGAACGGGCTGACTCGTCAGGTGGATACCGGTGGACGCATGACGATCCGCGAAGCCATCGAAGCGGCCTTTGACCAGGTCGAACAGATGGGGTAGCGACTGACCCGAAAGGCCTCTGATGGCTCTCGCTTCTCACGTCCCAGCAACCTGGGACACCATCCTGTCGACGACGATGCACAACTACCGCAAGACGTTGACCGACAACATCTTCGGCAGCCGGGTGCTACTCGACTACTTCATGTCCAAGGGCCGGGTGCGGACCATCGACGGAGGCATCTCCATCGTCGAGCCGCTGCTGCTTGGTTCCGGTGAGGCCGACTCCTACGGTCCCTGGCAGCAGATCCAGGTCAACCCGGTCGGCGGGATCTCCGCCGCCCAGTTCCCGTGGAAGCAGCTGTACGCGACGATCATCATCAACGGTCTCGAAGAGGCGCAGAACAACGGCAAGGAGCAGGCCATCAGCCTGATCGAAGCCAAGATCATGCAGGCCGAAGAGACGTTGAAGAACATCCTCTCGTCGATGCTGTGGGGCACCCGTGGTGGTGCCGCCAAGGCCACCGACTTCGATCCGCTGACCACCCTGGTCGACGCCACCGCAGCCACCGGCGGGATCACCCCGGCTGCCGCTCCGGCGATCGAGAACAACTGGCGGTCACCGACGCTGAACACGACCACCATGGTCGGCACCGACGCCAAGGGCGTGACCATCCCGGCCGGGACCCTGCCTGCTGCCGGGTCGCTCGACGGAGCCGAACTGGAGCGGGTCCTGCGGCGGATGTTCAACCTGGCCTCCGACGGTGGCGCCGATCACGTCGATGCGATCTTCGGGGCCAGCGACACCTTCGAGGCCTACGAGGCCTCGCTGACCCCGCAGGTCCGCTACACCGACACGTCGAAGGCCAACCTCGGGTTCCAGAACCTGATGTTCAAGAACGTCCCGATCTTCTGGGACCCGGACGCCCCGGCGGGCGTGGCCCTCGGGCTGAACTCCAAGTACGTCGGCCTGACGCTGCACTCCGAGCGCAACTTCAAGCAGTCCCCGTTCACCGCCAACCTCTCCGGGGCGGTCAGCGCGGGCTCCGGGGTGGGCACCATCGGTACCGCGTCGGGGACCAACGGCACCGTGCCGGGCGTGCCTGCAGCGTCGACGATCGACGCTCGGGTCAGCTTCATCACCACCTACGGGAACACCACCACGAGGGAGCGCCGTCGCAACTTCAAGATCACGGCGATGACCTTCACGTAGGCCAGACTTCGGTGACCCCGGGCCTGCTGTCCGGGGTCACCGAACACAGATAGGGGCCATGATGGGCGTCGAGTCATTCAACTACCGCAAGCCTGCCCTGTCGGTGGGTGACAACGTGGCCCTCATCGATCAGGCCTACGGCGATCCGGTGGCAACCAAGAAGCGTTCCAACGCTCCCGGCGAAGAGATCCAGCCTGCCGGGCTGTACTCCACCGCTCCCTACGTCGAGCCGCCCTCGCTGAAAGTGCTGGAATCAGCCAAGCCTGCTGCACCGCTGGCGACACGTGTCGCCAGGACCAATCCGTGCACCCGTGAAGGCTGCGGTGCTCCGGCGATGCGCTCCACCGGCTACTGCTACGGGCACAGCCTGTCGCTGGGGCTGATCGAAAGGAAGGCCCAGCCATCGACGTCCAAGGTCTGAGGAACTACGTCCGCGCGCACCTGGACGTCGACGATGAGGAACTGCCTGACACGATCCTCAACACCTACTTGCAGGACGCTTTCACGCGGACGGTGGCACTCGACAATCGTTGGCCGCGCAACGAAACTTCCTGGACGCTGTCGAAGGCTGACGGAGAACTGTTGGCCACCATCCCTGCTGATCTGGATGCCGCGTCGATCATCTCCGTGACCACCGGAGACAACCGGCGCCTGGTGTACATGACCTTCGAGAACCTCGACGACGACTTCCGCACCGGCACCCCGCAGACCACCGGGGTCCCCGTCTACTGGACGGCGTGGGCGGGACAGATGTCGTTCATGCCGAGCCCCGGAACGGTCGGCACGTTCGACGTCCACGTTCGTGGCTATCGCCAGCCGGTGTGGACCGACGGGGCTTCGACGATCCCTGACATCGATCCTCGACTGCACCTCGCGCTGGGCTACTACGCCATGTCCCTGTCGTACGCCGCCCAGGAGGACGAAGTCCTCGAAGGCGTGTACATGGCTCGCTGGGAGCGGGACTGTCGGGGGCTGATGCAGGCGATCCTGCAGCCGCCGCGGCACCGTCCGCTGGTCCTCGGAGGTGGAGGTTTGCGGGGTGGCTACCCGGCCTTCGTGATCAACCCGCCCGCTGATGCCTGATGGCCAACCGTCTCGAACCGCTCAACCTGGTCAGCTACGTCGGAGGGTTGAACCTGCGCGCCGACCAGTTCCAGCTGGCCGACGACGAGTCACCGGACATGCTCAACGTGGACATCGATCCACGTGGTGGGTTCTACACCCGTCGTGGCTGGCAGCGATGGAACGAGCAGTCGATCGTCGACCTCGAAGCACGGCCGACACAGCCCGATTTCCAGCCGCGCAACGCCTTCCTCCACGTCCACGCCAACGATGGTCAGTGGATCTACATCGTCGAGAAGAACCTGCTCTACTCGGCCGATGTGACCGCGGTGTTCAACCCGATCACCGGGCCGAACTGCCAGGCGGTCGGACACCAGGCGGACTTCGGGGCATGGGGCGACGATCTCTACGTGTCCTGCGGCATCGGCCAGACCTCCTACCGTCTCCGCCAACCATCAACCGGACCGGCAACGGTGACGGCGATGGCTCCGGAGACATGGTCGGAGGTTGATGCTCCGACGTTCAACACCACACCTCGTGCCGAGCATCTCGAACCGCACGCTGGGTACATGTTCGTGGCCGGGACCACCGAGGGCGGCGTTGCTCGGGGGTCCCGGCTGCGTTGGTCGCATCCCGGGGTGCCCGACGCCTGGCGGCAGTCGGACTTCATCGACATCGACACCGGAGGCGGGCGGATCACGGCGATCGCCTCGTTCAACGATCACCTGCTGATCTTCAAGTCGAACACGATGTGGGCCCTCTACGGCTACGACTCGCAGACCTGGCAGCTGGTCCGGGTCTCGTCGCTGATCGGATGCCAAGGTCCGCATTCGATCGGCAAGTCGGAGACCGCCTGCTACTTCTACTCGGCCTCGTCGCGCGGCGGGATCTACGGCTACGGGGGCACCACCCCGGTGTGCATCTCGGAGAACCTGCGCCCGGCGTTCGAGAACCTGCTGGCCTACGAGAACGTGTTCGTCTCCTGGGCGGGACGCAGACTGTGGGTCACCGTCCCGTGGCGCAAAGACGTCGGCGCAACCTCTGACCCGTCGACAGCGTTCATCTACGATCCGGAGGTTGGCCAGGGGGCGTGGGTCATGTACCGCTCCGAGTTCGGTACCCCGGCACCGGTGCTCGACGGCTCCGACGTCCAGGCCAAGTTCCCTAAGGCGGCGCTGTGGTCCACCGAGTTCGCCGGGGTGGTCATCCTCGACACGTTGTCCGGAGCCTTCGACGACATCAGCGATCGACCGGTGTTGGCCACCGTCGATGACCGCATCATCTCCACTGTCGACGGGCTGGACATCGGTGTCGAAGGTCTGACGGTGACCGGCCAGCCGTTCGAGGCCTACTACCGCACTCGCTGGCTGCATGCCGGATGGCCGGAACGGAAGAAGTCCTGGCGGAGACCGACGTTCATCTGCCGTGGTGTCGACGTCGAGACCCAGTTGGTCGTCGAAGCCTTCCGTGACTACGACGAGACCAACGTCCGTCGCAGCCGGACGTTGGTGGTGCCCGTCAGCGGTGGTGCCTTCTGGCGTGAAGACGGTTTCGACGATCCCTTGGAGCATGGCTTCGACTGGGAAGAACTCGGCAAGCTCGACCCCCGGGGAGCCAACTGGGGTGCGGCAACGACCGGCTCGGAGATCGTCCGCAGCGGCAGCCTCGGGTTGGCCAGGGCCGTACAGCTGCGCGTCCAATCGTCAACGTTGACGCAGCGCAACCGCTGGGGCGTCGATGGCATCGTCGCCAAGTTCGTCATGAGGAGATTTCGCTGATGCCCCTGGACCTGCAGTACGACATCGTCGACGACACTCCGGCAGCAGCCGGGCCGGTGGAGGCGAACTTCAACCGCATCGAGCAGTACATCAACCAGGAAGTGATCGCTCGCGACGGACACGTGGCGATGATCGCCCAGCTACGTCTCGTCGGCCTCCCGGTCTCCGAACTCGACGCGGCGTCGAAGAGCTACGTCGACGCCGTGCTTCCCGTCGGGGTGGTGATGCCCTACGGCGGGGCGAGCACTCCGCCCGGGGGCAAGTGGCTGGTCTGCGACGGGGCCTCCTACGCCACTGCCGACTACGCCGAATTGTTCGCCGTGATCGGCAACACCTTCGGCGGAACGGCCGGAAACTTCAACGTCCCCAACATGGGCGGCAAGATGGTGATGGGCACTGATGCCAGCCATGTCGTCGGTTCTACTGGTGGGACCGCCGACTCGGTCGGTGTCGGTGCCCACACCCACGCCATCGACCACACCCATGCGGTGGCCACGTCGGGCACGGAGAGCGTCGATCACACCCATACCGCTCCCAACCACTCGCACAAGATGGCTCACACCCATCTCATCGGTGATCACCGACACACCTTCTTGCCCTCGCAGGGGAACACGTTGGTCCTCGGTCAGACCAACGTCGGCACTGGTCTGTCGATTGATTCGGTGGCTGGCCCCAACCAGTGGAACCACGTCAACACCACCGGCGATCTGGCCTCGTCGTACAACACTGGTAGCCCGAGCCCGACCGACACCGATATCTCCGGTGGTGGATCAAGCAGCGGTGGTCGCAGCGCAGCCCACACTCACACCGTGGCAGTCCCTGCCCTGGCCCAGGCCAGCGGCCCGGCGAGCGTGGCGGGTACCAACGGCAACCTGCCGCCGTACGTCGGCCTGACGATGATCATCCGAGCGAAGTAGCGATGCCGCTCGATGGCTACGGGGTCAACACGGGGGCCTACACCCAGCAAGCTGCCGACCTCGGCTACCGCTACAACACCGACCGGGCGAGCAACGCTTACGGCCGCTTCCTTTCCCAGCAGCGCGGCACCCGCTCGCTCACCGATCTGGGCAACAACTTCAACCAAGCGCTGCCCGACTACAAGGCATCGTTCGCTCACCGGGGACTGCAGGGTCCGGGGGTGACCTCCGGGGTGATGCAGCGCTCGATGGGCAACTACCTCGGTGACTACACCACCCAGTACGGCCGACTGCAACAAGACGCTCAGCAGGAAGCGCAGAATTACGATCTGCAAGGAGCACAGATGGACGCCTACTACAACAACAGCCTGGCGGCGTTGGAGCAGCAGAAGCAGCAGGACATCGCCAACGCTGCGCTGGCGATCGAAGCGATGCGTCCGTTCCTGGGAGGCGTGTGATGCCCAACACCGGAGTCCTCGATGAAAGCAAGCGACCTTCGGGAGCACGCGGTGCACCGAGCAAGTACTCGATCCCCTACCAGTATGGCTACGTGCCCAACGGGACGAGCACCCCGGTGCGCACCCCGTGGGGACAGATCGCCTACGAGCAGGCCATCGCTGCTGGTCGGTCGTACCCGACCGGACAGAACATCGCCGCTGGCTACCTGCCACCGGGCAGCACCAACCCGTCGAGCGCGGCGATCAACAGCTTGAAGAAGTTCGCCACCAGCGGAGGCAGCGGCGGTGGCCGTGGTGGTGGTGGCGGTGGTGGTGGAGCGGGCGGCATCACCCAGGCACAGATGGACTGGATGGCTCAGCTGTTGAAGGCCGGTCGGCCGCAAGCCCAGCAGGCAGGAACCTTCACCCCACCGGCCTACACCGGGATGGCGATGCGGGCCTTCGATCCTTCGCAGTACGACCTGCTGTCGAAGAACTTCGGGCAGGCCGTCAACCAGGACCGGGCCACGCAGAACGCGGCCTACAACAACGAAGACCAGTACCTGGCGCAGTACAAGAACGCCTTCGCCGGTGGACCACCCCCGGCGCAGACCCAGGGGATGAGCCAGGATGCGATGGCTCGCCTGCTGCAGGGCCAGGGGATCAACCCGAACAACAACCAGCAGCTGAACAACCTGCAGCAAGGCGCGGCGGCAGGCAACGCGGCGTTCGGCAACGTGTGGGGTTTGCTCGGGGCCAACGAAGACATCGCTCAGAAGAACCGTGTGCTGCGCGCCCAGCAGGACCGGGCGAACTCCGAAGCGGCGCTCAACGCCGCCGCCCTGGGAGGCAACACGGGCATCGGCCTGCAGCGCACCCAGGCCCAGACGGCCTGGCAGCAGGCTGCCGACCAGCGTGCCTACCAGGACTATCAGATGCAGCAGCAGCTGGCCCAGCAGGCGGCGATGCAGAACTGGCAGCGACAGAACCAGGTGCAGGACACCAACGCGACGAACACCCAGGGGTGGAACGCTTCGACGATCCAGTCGCTACTCGGGCTGCTCGGCAAGTTCGGCGGCAACCTGCCTGACCTGGCATCGCTGGGGCTGGCATGAGCAACACCGGGCTCGGAGACCTGACCCCCGCAGAACTGCAGATCCTGATGCAGATCCTCCAGGGGCAGCAGGCTCCCGGTGTGTTCGGCGGCGACTATGGGCCGTCGATGGACCCGGCTGGTCTCGATCTCACCGGCTACACCCCAGTGAACATCCCCCAGCTGACCACCAAAGGCAAGGTCGATCCGTATGACCTGAGCCAGGCGCAGCAGCGGTTGAACCTCGAACAGGACATCTACGGCAGCCTCAACGACCCGATGCTCGGGGCCCTCGGTGGGCCGGGGGCGTTCGGCCCGGATGCCTTCCAGCCGACCTACGACTACGGCGAACCGCTCAACCTGGTTGGTCGGAAGAAGGCCCAGCAGTACCTCGACACCGGTGGCTACCAGGGGTACATCGCTGACGCGATCATGAACAAGGGGATGGGTCCGGACGAAGCCGCGCAGTCGGCGCTGGACCTGGCGATGAACACCGACCTCAGCAAGATCACCGATCCGAAGCAGAAGGCGTTGATCCAGTCGCTGCAGAAGTCCCTGCCGCAGGCAACGCAGACATCCAACGCGCTCGGCCTGCCCAGCCAGCAGGGAGCACGCGGGGATCTCCCCGGGGGACGCAAAGCGATCACCGCCTACGACACCAACAAGGTGACCGGCTTCGCCACCAGCCTGTTCGAGGACATCGCCAGGGACCCTTCCTTCGCCTACCAGGACGAGGCGGGCAACTACTACGCCAAGACCCCCGAGCAGGCGATGCAGAAGACGGAACAGATGAAGGCCTTCGACAAGGCAGGCCTCCCCTACATGACCGATCAGTATTCCGATCCGGGGTACATCGACAAGGCGATCGCTGCCGCCACGGGACGCAACACGGAGGGCCAGCAGTCCGCCGAGCAGAGCTACATGGATCAGATGGCTCAGATGATGGGTGAGCATGAACTGAGTGGGATGCGCCAGCGCGCTGCCAGGGAGGGGATGGACACCCTGCGCCCGTTCATGCCTCAGCTGCAACAGCAGGCCCAGCCGCGGCAGCAGGCTCAGCCGTCAGCCATGCTCGGGCCTCCGGCACCGGGTCAGCCGGGCAATCCGAGCATGCCGCGGCAGGCTCAGCCGTCAGCGATGTTCGGGCCTCCGGCACCGGGTCAGCCGGGCAACCCGAGCAGGTTCGGAGACAACCCGTTCGGCTTCGCGCAGGGTCCGGGTGCACCTGCTCAACCAGCACCCATGCTCGGTCCCCCAGCGCCGGGTCAGCCGGGCAATCCCAGCGCGCCGCAGGTGCCTCCCGATGTGCAGGCGATGATCAATCGGGTGCTGAAAGGTGGCGGCAATCCGCTGCCGGGGATCGCCGGTCTCATCAACTACGTCGGTCCGAGCCCCGATGAGAACCAGCCCGGACCTGCACCTTCACCTGGGCCGACCGGGAGCACACCGACCACTCCACTGCGTCCGTTGCGCGACTATCAGCGGGGCACTCCGCCACGGCCGTTGTTCTACGTCGACGCCGACGGCAACATCGTTCCCGCCCCGGAAGCCCCGCCGCTGCGTCCGCTGCGTGACTATCAGCGAGAAGGTTCCCCGACGCAGCGTCCCGCCAAGTTGGAAGACATGGCGCGCCTGCAGGCTCAGTACGACCGGGAGAACCAGGCCAACACCGACTTCTACCAGCGGCAGGGACAGATGTTGAAGCAGGACCCGCTGAACGATCGCATCCGTGCTGTCGCTCGCGCTCAGGCACTCGCCCAGGCTGGACGGACACCGACACGTGATGCGCTGATGCAGCGCATGCTGGCGCAGAGAGCAATGGGCTTCGGTCAGTAGTGCCCTCTCTGCTGGATCAGATCAACTCGGCTCCACCCCGCGTTCAGATCTACAGCCCCGGTCGCCTCGTTCCCGGCACAGCAGCCCGCTCCCGCCCGGTCCCGGCCAACACCCGCGAACTGTTCGCTCAGATCGCCGCCGAGTCGAAGCGACGCAGCCCGTTCCCCACCGGATCGGTGCAGCATCAGCAGGCCACGGCGACGCAGAGCCCGTGGGCTGGGCTGGAAGAGTCGGTCCGTTCCTCGGCTGCCTACAAGCCCAACCAGCAAGCAGCCAAGCAGCAGGCCGAAGGCGACGTGCCGTGGTGGCGGCAGGGACTGGGGATGGTCTTCGGCAACCCGGTGGTCAGCACCCTGCTGCGCCCCCTGGAAGTGCTGCAGATCCCGCAGCGGGCGGTGACCTACGGGATCGAGTCGCTGGACAAAGCACTCGGCATGCAGACCGCCAAGTCCGATGCCGACACCCGCTCCGCTTTCCAGAAGATCTTCGGTGATCAGCCTTACGGCACCGGGCAGTTGTTCGACACCGGCAATGCCAACCTCGATCGGGTGCTCGGGTTCACCGGTGACGTGGCCACCGACCCGTTCACCTACCTCAGTGGTGGAGCAACGCGGGTCTCCGACGTGGCCTTGGAGCGGGCCAGCAAAGCCGAGCAGCTGACTCAGGCAGCAGCCAAAGCGGAGGACTTCAAGGCCGCTGCCGCGGCGGCGGCAGCCAAAGGTGATGTCTCCGATCTGTCGCGGGTGATCGAGCGCGGCTCGCGTCTCGACAGCGAGACCGCCCAGCTGCAGCGCGAACTGGCGGCGATGGACCGCAAGCTGACCTCGTACCCAGCGCGGGTCAAGATCGAGCACGGCCGTGGTGCTCGGGCGGAGTTGCTCGGCAGCCTGTCACGCACCGCTCCGCAGCTGTTCGAGAACCTCGGCGCGGACATCACCCGTGCCGGGGAGCGCGGCTTCGCTGCCGCCTCCCCGGAGTTGCGCCGAGCGTTGGGCATCGAGAACACGGTCCGCTTCGCAGGCAAGGAGATCCCTTACACCGAGCCGCTGGCCCGGTTGGCATCACGCGGCAGCGGTGCGGTGCGTGCCGCACTGAACGAGATCCCCGGGCGGAACATCCTCTCCCGCGGTGGCAAAGGGGCCGAGGAAGCCTTCGGCAAGTTGATCACCGGCAAGGAGAGTGACCTCGACCCGTTGCTGGCGGCGACCCAGTTGGGCATGCGCGAAGCGGCCAAGGGTGGGCGCGAGGTGCAGAGCCGTGGCTACCAGGCGCTGCGCACTCTGTCTCGCGACCTGCGGGAGAACAACGACGAAGCCGGGATTCGGACCATGCTGTTCAAGGCCGAGGCCTTGCCGCAGCGCAACAAGATCAACCAGCTGTTCGCTGACATCGCCGGGATCTACGAGGAAGTCACCGGTCGGAAGATCGCCACCGAGCACAAGCTGAACCCCGACACCTACGTCCCGCACATGCTCACCGGGGAAGCGAAGCGCTACCTGCGCGAGCACGCCGACAACAATGCCGTCCGCCAGTTCCGCAGCAAGGCCGGGTTCATGAAGGACGACCTGCTGGAAGGCTCCGGCTACCTGGAGAAGTCGCGCAAGCTGCGTCCGGACAAGATCGGTGAGCCGAAGAAGATCAGCATCGGTGGGCGGGAACTGACGCTCAGCGATGGCTCGATCGAGGAACTGAACACCCAGCTGCGGCAGGTGTTCCCCGACTTCAAGGGCAAGTTCTACCAGGATGACCCGATCCTCATCGGGGAGGCCTACGTCTCGTCGCTGTCCAAGCAGGCGGGCCGTGACCTGGCGGTCGCCAAGTACGCCCGCTCACCCAACCCGCATGTCGCCCAGGTCACCGGTGATCTGGCTGACGCCTTGGAGCAGCGCAACAAGATCCTCTCCCAGCAGCAGCCGCTGCTCGACGTGATCCGCCAAGGTCACCGCCCTGGTGCCGCAGCGCGTGCGCCGGTCCCTGCCCCGGAGATGCCGGAGACGATCAACGACATCCCGCTCAACGAGTACTTCGCCAGCGCTCCGGCCAAGGTGCAGACCAACGAGATGCTCGACACGATCATCAAGGGTGGCAAGAAGTACCTCCAGGCGACCAAGGAGGACATCAAGACGTCGACGGAGAAGGCCACCACCGGGCTGATCGATCTGCGTGATCGGTTGACGGCCGGGTTGAAGGGCACCGCTGAGGAAGCCAAGACGGCGATCGAGGGCTACGACAAGGTGCTCAGCGATCACGCTGCGTCGTTGAAGAAGCTGGGTCCGCTGACCACCAAGAACCTCGACGAGATGGTCACCACGCTGGCTCAGGTGTCGCTGCGCCGCGGTGAAGTCGAACAGCAGCTGGCTGACATGACCACCAAGGTCATCTCCGATGAGGTCGCCAAGCAGCGCCCGCAGTTGGAGAAGGTGCTGCGCTCGGCCAAGTTGATCGAGGCCCAGGCGAACCGCAAGCTGGCCGAGGGCCCGGCCGTGGTGCGCGCCGAAGCGTTGAAGCGGTTGGAGATCCTGCAGGCTCCGGTGAAGGCCGCAGAGATTGCCTTGAAGGAGGCCAGGGTCGCCGCCGAGGCCCGCCTCCCGGCACTTGATCCGAAGCAGGTCGACGCGGCGCTGAACACCTTCCGCCGTTCGTTGAAGAACTCCAAGGAGTTCGACGAGCAGATGAAGGCGTACGAAGACGCGGTCGCCGGGGTAACACCACCCCCGGTACCGGAGGCAACGATGGCAGCCGAGCCTCCGGTACCGCCAGAACCCCGCCCGCTGCAAGGCGAAGTGCTCGCCCCTCGGGAGCCTGCCGTCGAAGCGGGCCCGCTGCCCAAGCGCGAGCCCCCGGCGAAGGTCCGCTCGAAGTGGGACGCGAACACCAACCCGAACACCGGCAACACGATCTGGACCTCCGACGTCGATGGTTCGGAGATCTGGCAGCAGCGCAACTCGGCGCGCTCGGTCGTCGGCTATCGGGCCTTCGATCGCAACGGTCGCAGCCTGGGGGCGTTCAAGACGCAGAAGGAAGCTCGTGCTGCCGTCGACAAAGCGATCAACGAGCGGCGTGCCGCGGCGGTGACCCGCGAGCCCTACCGCAGCGAGTCGTTCAAGCTGCCGAAGACGCGCAAGCCGACGAAGAAGGAACTGGCTGAGGCCGCTGCGGCGAAGGCCCGCGGCGAAGAGTACGCCGCCCGCCGGGCAGCGCGGCTGGAAGAAGAGATGGTCAAGCGCCAGGAGGCCGAGGCGGCACGGCGTGCGGCGCAGCCTCCGGTGCCACCGAGCCGGGCCAACCCACGGACCTTCGACCCACGTGGCTCGCTGCAGCTGACCGGCAAGGTGCAGATCCCTCCCGGCCTGCGCTCCCCGTACGACGAGGCGCTGGCGGCACGCAATGAGATCGCTGCCCGGTTGAAGCTGGCGACCACCGATGCCCAGCGCGCCGAACTGCAGCAGCGGCTGAACGCTGCTGATCGGTCGTTCACCACCGGCAAGTGGAAGGCCCAACACCAGGCACGAGAGGTGATCCTGCGCGACATCGAGCGGAAGAAGGCGCTCGAAGCCGACGAGGCAGTGGTCGCGGCGCGCAGGCAGCTGGATGTCCAGCGGCAGATCGCAGACGCCAAGGCGGAGTCGGTCGTCTACGTCAAGCAGGCGGGCGCCGAGGGCCTCGGGGTGCGCGTCCAGGACCCGAACCTCGGCTGGGGTGCAGGCGAGACGCGCAACCCACTGCCGGTCGATGTTCCTCGGGAAGGCAAGGTGATCGAGACTCCGCAGCCGAGAACTGTTCCCCCTGCTGCTTCCGATCGTTCCGGGGCAACGATGCCGCGCACCCCCCAGCGGTGGCGCAAGGACAGCCCGGCGGCAGCGTTCGTCCGCCGAGAGAACGTTCGCCGTCGGGTGCTCAAAGCGGAGACCGAGCAACTGATCGCCAAGTACGCCGAAGACAAGGACGCCACCGCCCTGGTCCGGGGGATGAACGAAGTGCAGGCCCGGATCGCTACCGAGTCGGCTGCCGATCGAGCGGCGATGAAGGCCGGGACCGAAGCGGCACCGGCTGCCGAGCAGCTGGCGACACGTGTCGCCAGCGAAGGAACCAAGACCGCCGACGATCACCTGCGTGACATCGCCAGCATGGACGAGAACATCGCCACCCTGCAGGATGCTCAGGCGGAGTTGGCCAAGCTGCCGGAGAACGCCGAACTCGACGCCCAGATGCTGGCCAACCACCGCATGATCCGTGAACTGGAAGCGCAGAAGAAGGAGTCGATGCTCCGTCTGCAGCGGGTCAGCCAGACGATGGGCGCGACCCCCGAGGAAAGCCTGGCCAAGTACTTCCCGGAGCGGGCACTGGAACAACTGACCAGCGACAAGCGCACGCAGATGGTCAACCTGCAGCGGCGCTTCGATGCGCTGCGCAAAGAGATCGAAGACGGAGCGACGACGCTGCCGCGCAACGAACTGCGGCGCAAGATCGCGGAGGCAGCCGGGGTCCGCGACAGCCAGAACGAGATCATCGGGATCAAGCCGAAGATCGTCGGGCGGGGTAACGCCAAACCGTTGATCGAGTACGCGGCGAGCAAGGCCGACGTCGCTGCCGAACGCAAGCAGAGCGCGCTGCAGCGGTTGATGCGCGCCAACCTGCCCGACACCGGACAGGAGACACTGTCCGAAGCAGAGCGCAAGATGCTCGCTCTGGAGAAGGCCCAGCCGATGAAGCCCGAGTGGTTCGGCGGGGACCGCGACATCGCTCAGGCCTACGTCGACACCTTCGCCCCGACGATGCCCAACCCGTACAAGGGGATGGCCGAGCAGCGGGTTGCCGAGCAGGCCAAGCGAGCCCTGCCTGCCGGGCAGGAGATGGTCGCCAAAGCCCAGCAGGCCGTCGAACGGATGCCTCCGTCGGTCCCCAACCTGCCTTCCACCGAGCGAGCGGCGATCGATCGACTGAGCCAGGCGGCGCTGTCGTTCAATGATTCACCTGCCGGGCGAGCACTGCAGGCCCAGGCCGGGCAGGCCCGGGGCCGAGCGACGGAGACCGCCAACTTGCTCAAAGGCGAGAACCTGACAAAACGGGTCTCCGCCAACCTCGATGTCAGCACGCACCCCGAACTCGGTCCGTTGGAGCGCGAGACGAAGGTGATCCGCGACGTCGAAGAGGCGCTGGGCTCGAAGGCCCGCCAGACCGAGATCCGCAACAACGCCGAGAAGCAGTGGAAGTCGATGCTCAACCCGAAGTCGCCGGGCAAGTCGGTGGAGAAGGCACAGATCATCGACTCGATTCGTCAGGTGGCACGGGCCAACCCGGACATGCTCGACAACAACCTGTCGGCCACCGAGGCGCTGTTGGACAACGCGGGCAAGACCTACGACCGGGTCGCTGGGCTGCGTCTGAGCAACAAGGAAGTCGACAAGCTGATGGATTCAGCGACGCGCAAGAAGGGCCTCTCCGACATGCTGCTGACTACCGTCGGTGGCAACTGGTCGATGCTCTACGAGGCCACCGGCGCCAAGCAGGCGGCGCTGCAGTCCGGGGACTACCTGGTCTCCAAGGAACTGCACAAGATGATGACCAACCTGTTCGACATCTCCAAGGAACCGAACCGGTTCTGGCGGGGGGTGGAGACGTTGACCAACATCTTCAAGACCTACGCCACGCTGAGCCCCGGGTTCCACGTACGCAACGCTCTGTCGGCAGCGTTCATGAATCTCTCCGATGGTGTCGGGATCAGGACCCAGATCGAGGGTGCCCGGCTGTGGCGGCGCTACGCGATCAGCGGCGAACCGTGGTTGAAGTCCCAGCCGCAGGAGATCCGTGATGCCTTCTCGGCGGCGTTCGGTTCCGGTGCGGGCGGTCGCTTCACCGAAGCAGGCTTCGCTTCCGGAGGCAAGCACACCGCTGCCGAGAAGGCGTTGGCCAACAAGGTGACCCGTCTCAGCCAACGCGTCGGGGAGAAGGTCGAAGGCTCGGTCCGTCTGGCGATGGGCCTCGACTCGGTCCGCCGCGGTGACTCGGTCAGCGGGGCGATCGCTCGCATCTCGCGCATCCACTTCGACTACGGGGATCTGTCGCGCGCCGACGAGACGATGAAACGGCTGGTCCCTTTCTGGACGTTCCTGTCACGCAACCTGCCGCTGCAGCTGTCGCAGATGTGGCTGCGACCGAAGGCCTACCTGACCTACGAGCACTTCATGAACAACATGGCTCGGGAGAACGATGCCTTCACCCCCAAGTACTGGCTCGACGCCGGGGCTTGGAACACCGGGTTGAAGGTGCCCAACATCCCTGGCCTCGGTGGTGCTCAGGGTCTGCCGATCTATCTGCAGCCGGACTTCGGCTTCACCCGCGTCGGTGCTGACGTGGCTGACCTGCAGGACACGTTGCAGTTCAAGAACGCCTCGGCGTTGTCCAACTTCAACCCACTGTTCACCGCTCCGCTGGAACTGTGGTTGAAGAAGAACATCTACACCGGGCAGAACTACGACGATCAGAGCTACTCCACGCAGACCGGTCCGATCGGCAAGCCGATCGACATGCTGGCCACCATCTTCGGGCAGAAGAACTCGTCCGGTCAGGTGTCCGATGCGTTCACCAACTTCTTGATGTCGGTCAACCCGGTGCTCGATCGCACCGCCCGGGTGTTCCCCCAGCTGACCGGCGGTGGGGCCTACGGCCAGGAGCGACAGCTGGAAGCCGTCGGTCGCTACCTCGGTGTCCCGGCGCGCACGCTGACCGACAAGCAGAGGGACTCCGAGTTCTGGCGGAGGTTCTACGAGCAGCAGAACGCGGCGGCTGCGTTGCGCACCGCGCAGCGTGAGGTGGCTTCCGGTGGATGAGAGGATGTGAACCATGCCTGCAACCCGCGTGACGATCGGTGCCCTGCCCGAAGCGACAGCACCAACCGCTGGTGATGTCACCGTGCTGGAAACCGCCGGGGTGACCAAGAAGATGTTGCTCACCAACCTGCTGGCTCCAGCTGACGCTTCACTGAACACGCACGTCACCGATCCAACCGACGCTCATGCTGCCTCGGCAATCACGGCGACACCGTCAGGGCTGTTGACGGGGACCACGGTGCAGGCCCAGTTGCTGACCATCGCTGGTCTGCTGGTCTCCGTGCCGGGGAACAGTGTGACTGTCGCTGCCCATCCTCCGTTGCTGCCAGCATCGGGTGACCTGCAAGCAGCGATCACACCATCTGCGATGCCGTCGTGGCACTGCAGACCGCCATCACCGTGGTACCGCATAGCATCCGCATCAACCAGGAGGAATCCAATGGCCGTGAAGAAGGAAGCCACCCCCTCAGCTGAGGAATACCCGATGGGCAAGCCGCTGCCCCCCGATCAGGACCCCTCGTTCCACGTCGAAGAGTGGCCGGAGGCCTACCACGAGGGCTTCGACGATGAGGGCAAGCCGGTCACCAAGCCGGAAGATCCCGCTCCTGCTCCGAAGCAGTCGAGCAGCTGATGGTCCAGCCATCCCAGCCGACCCCGAAGAAGCCGGACAAGATCCCCCCCAAGTTCGCCCGCCAGGCGTACCGCGGAGCGAACATCGGGGCCAACCGGATCGGTGCACCGAAGCTCCCCGACGCGTTGCGCGGGGCAACTGCCGGAGCCAAGACCGGTACTAACCGGACGTTGCCGCCGGTCGGCAAGCGGATCGACTCGATCCCGCAGCCCAAGGCTGCACCGAGGAAGAAGTGATGGCTGAACTGTCGTCGAACAAGCGCAACGCACTGCCGAAGTCATCGTTCGGCATGCCCGGACAAAGAAGTACCCGATGCCGGACAAGTCCCACGCGGCGAACGCCAAGGCACGGGCCAAGCAGCAGTTGAACAAGGGCAACCTGTCACAGGCAGCTACCAGCAGGTGGTTGCCAAGGCCAACAGAAAGCTGGGCAAGATGAGCACGTCGAAGAGCCCGAGGAAGTGGAAGTCGAAGAGGACCCGGGGACCTATGACACGGGGGAGTCGGAGACCGCCAGCGACGAGGACTGATGGGTGACATCTGGGCGCGCACCCTGCCTACCTATCTGCGCAAGTGGGGGGTGCCGTTCATCCTTCGTCCCGGATGGGAGACCCGCTCACGCAAGTCGGGTGGGTTCAACTCGGTGAAGGCGATCGGCATCCACCACGACGCATCGTCAGCAGGGGCCGGCGCCGACTCGGCATACAACTGGTCGTGCACAACTCGCCCGGACAAGCCGGTCGGCAACGGGTCGCTGTCGCGCGACGGTGTCTTCCAGCTGTGGGCCGCAGGGGCGGCGAACACGATGGGCAAAGGTGGAGCCTGCGGGTCAGCCGGGGACGGTCAACCTCGACGACGGCAACGCCAACATGTTCGCCATCGAGGCAGGCGAACAACGGCAGCGGTGAACCGTGGACCGCCAGCGCAGATCGCCAACTATCCGCTGCTGCTGCGCTGCGGTGCTCGACTGGGCCAACCACGAGACACCGGGGGCGACGATGGCGGTGACCGACATCGTCTCTCACTGGGAGTACTGCATGCCATCCTGCCCGGGGCGCAAGATCGACCCGGCCGGTCCGTCACCGTGGTTGCCGTCACCGAGCAAGGCTCCGAAGTACTCGAACATCTGGGACATGGACAAGTTCCGGGCCAGTGTCCTCTGCCCTGATGGCTCCCCAGCCCAGCCCCACACCGAAGAGGACGACATGGTCATCTACGCCTTCACCAACTACTCGAACACCTGGTCGCAGAGCGGGGTGGCTCTCTCCCCGGAGGCGTTCAGCGCCCTCGTTGCCCAGGGGGCGGTGGTCGTCACGTCCCAGCCCACGCCCAGCACTTGAAGTCGTGATGGCCATCTCCGGTCTGGGCAACTCTGACCTGGTACCGAAGTGAACGATGCTCGGTATCGAATGGGAGAACGTCAACGTTTGCTGGGGCGTTCACCGTCGGGGCGGTGCTGGCGACGATCGCCACGCTGCGCGTCGTGCGTGCGTGTCGCGGATGTTCGAGCGGAGCAGCGTGACAAATGATGCTCGCTGCTTGCCTGGTCAGCCGAAGGCAACGCTGGTCACCTGAACACCGTCGAACTGGCGGGCATCGTCTACCTCGCCATCGCCCTCAGCGCGCTGCGTGAACGCATCGCTCGCATGGAGGGCTATCAACGTCAACCACCCAGAGGAGACATCTGATGCTGAGTACCACACTGCTGGCCGCCGACGACGGGTTCGTCCACGGCAAGCTGGATCTGGCTGACCTGCTGTTCTTGATCGCCGCGATCCTCTTCGGCGTCGGGGCGTTCATCGCCTTCTCGGTGAAGACGTTCTACGCCACGCTGATCGCCGTCGGTCTCTGCCTGACAGCGATCGCCTGGTTCGTGCTCTGAGCGGGTACCAGCACCATGCTCTGGACCATCCTCATCATCCTGTTGATCATCTGCGCGGTCGTCTTCCTGGTCAGGGCCGTTCGCTAGATGCTGGTGAGCACGATGAAGATCACCAGGATGACCAACACGATGATGATGTAGCGAGCAATCAGGTCGATCATCCTCGCAGTCTCGTCTCGGGACGCGAAAGAGCCCCTGCCCGACCCCGGGAGGGGGCCAGACAGGGGCTCTTCGTGGGTCGCCTGCGGGTTAGTTCAGTCTTGCAGACTGTGCGCGGTGGTGCTGTCTCCGCAGATCACTCCGCATCCTCCACGTCCCAGTCCGTGACGTACGCATCCATCTCCCTCGCCACGACGATGGCGTACTCGGAGGACAACGGCGGGTCGTCGTCGGCCACCTCCACCCACAGCGTCACCTTCTGCCGCTTCATCGATCGGTCCGATCTCGCAAGATCATGTTCATCGTTCCTCCAGAGTGTGGACCGTGGTGTGGGTGCCGTCTTCGATGACGATTTCCAGGTCGCCACCCATCATCACGAAGTGACGTAGCACCAGCCCCCAGGCCAGTGCCTCGTTGCTCCACCCGTTGAGCACCATCGTCGTCTTGATGATGTCCGACGACGAGTGTTCCAGCCGGGGCATCAACTCTTCGATCAGCGGCCAAGCTTCTCGTGGGTCTGCTCGTCGATCAGGGCAACGATCGGGATGACCCTCATTCGACCAACTCCCATTCACGACCGTTGTGGCGGAAGATCTCCTCCTTGGGGATGATCGTGTAGTTGCGGAGATCGGCCCAGTCCTTGCAGCGGGCTTCTTCCATGTCAGCGAACACACCACATGTCATCGAGGACGTCGTAGACCATGTACATCTCGATGCCATCCCAGCCGAGGTCGCTGGTGATGTCGTTGTCGGCGTACATGCACAAGATGATGGCGCGCTTGGTCATGGCTCTCCCTCGTTGAGGACTTCGATCACTCGCTCGGCTTGCGCTCGGCTGAGTCGGGTCTCGTTGCCCTGCGGATCGATCGCCCCCCACTGAGGGTTCTTGTCGACGGAGACCACCCCCGGGGCGCACTCGGTGCACACCAGCATGACGTGGGCGCGGTCGTTCTCGAACATCGCCAGTCCACCGGCGCTGATCCACACCTCTTGCCCGCAGAGCGAACACCAGCGGATCACCGACTCGGGGTGAGCAACGAAGGCCTTCGATCGAGCAAGGCAGATGATCGTCTTCTCTTGGTCATCCATCAGTCGATCCGATCTTCTGCAGAGGCGATGGTGTGCACCGGGCAACCTTCGGTGATCCACCACCCGTCGGGTGGCCACGGTGCATACCTGCCGTGGTTGTTGTCGAGTACCGCGCAGGTACATCCGGCAGCGATTGCGTCGTCACTGCCCGGGTTCGGCTTGTCGTTCATTGCTTTCTCCTGTTGGTTGGAAGGGGTCCCACTCCGGCGGGGGTGGGGGAACGATGAGGACGACGATCTCCCCCGAAGGGAAGGTCATCACCAGTCGGTCGGTGTAGTCGCCATCGATGTTGACCATCGGCTTGACATCAAGACCGTTGTTCAAGGCGATGCCCCACACCCAGCCGACGTAGTGAGCGTGACGGTCGTTGCGGATCATGATCGGGCCACCACCAACGCCAGCAGCAAGAACAGCACACCGAGGATCAGTACACCGAGGTCGGTCTTCTCCTGATCGTTCAGCGCCACGGTGCGAAACCCTCCTGGTCGTAGAGCGCCTTGGTCGCGCACGCCTGGCGCCACTTGTCACCCGGGGTGTCTGAGTTGACGTCGTAGCGCGAGTACACCCCGCAGCGGTGATAGGCGTCAGCCAGCTGGGGGTCCTGCAGGTGCAGCGAGACCCACAACATCCAGTAGCCGACACAGCAGCCGGTGTGCACGCCATCCTCGTTGCGGCAGTTCGACTCCCGCCAGCCCAACGAATCGAAGGCCGCGGGAAGCCCGGCGGAGACGCGGTAGATGTGCATCTCTTCGCAGTTGCTCAGCGGTGCCGGTGGCGGCGGCGGTGGATCGGTCGGCGTGACCTGCTCGGCGTTGTTGATGCGCACGGCGGCAACCGGGATCGCCACCGGGCCGATGTCGGGATGATGAACTGATCGGCAGGCGCGCCGAACAGTAAGGCGGATATCAGTAATGCTGTCATTTCTTCTCCTTGCTTGTTGGTGGTGATGGGCATGATGCCTCATGTATTGCGATTGCCTGTTCGATCTTCTGCCCCCGGCGGGCAGAGATGACTCCGCCACACCGGGGACAGACGTGCTTACTTGGCATCCCTGAACGCCCGCAATTCGGCGTTCTCGGCTTCCAGCTTGGTGACCCTCTTGGTCAGGTCGATGGTTTCGCGGCGCCACTCTTCGGCGCGTTCCTGCCAGGGGCAGCTGTAGCCGTGGCTGCCCTTGTAGGTGAAGTAGGTGACGACGCACACCCCGGCCAGCAGGGTGATGAACCCGAGGATCGCGACGAGGAACCCGAGGAAGTTCACTTGATGCCCCCGATCAGATCTTTGAGCGCCCGCAGATCGGATTCGAGGCTGGCGACACGTGTCGCCAGGCGCACGTTCTCGTTCTGTAGCCACTCGACCTGACCGTCGTCGATGATGTTGCGGATCGCCCAGATCTTCTGCTCCGGGGTCAGCATCCCCATTGCACCTTCGATGTGCTCGAAGCGAGCAGCATCCGGTGCATCTGCAACTTTCTCGGGAACCTCGGTCGCTTCGTCGTTTCGCTCTTCGATGAGCGCATCGATGGTGGCCAACACTTCGGCCTCGTGGACCTGCGCCTCCTCGATGAGTTTGTCGAGTTCTTTCTGACGATGCGCCGTGGTCCCCGGCTGGGACTGCTTGCGCTTGCGGGTGTGCAGCTTCTGATGATGCGCCACCGGCACGCCGTCGCTGCGCTGAGTGTGCTTCTGGCGATCCGTCTTCACCGTTTCACCGGCCTTGACGTGTCGCCCCCAATGGACGCCGATCCCTGCCGGTGCGACGACCACGTAGTCCGGTCGGCCATGCTCGTGGCAATAGCGGCAGACGTAGGTCTTTGCTCCGGTGGCATCGAAGCGATCGACGACCGTCTCCGAGTTGTAGAAGTAGTAGACGCCGTCATCGGAGACCGGCCCGAAACGCACCTCATGCGGCTTGTAGACGTAGTCCGACTTGGGCGGCTCGACGACCGGGCCACCGACATGCGGCAACGGGCTCTCGTCGCTCGTTGGCACCTCGATGCGCTGCGTCAGATGCTCGTCGGGATGGCGCTTCTGGGTCGCAGGTCCGGCCTCCTGAGCAGCCATTCGCTTGCGTGTCTGCTCGATCGTCTCACCGACCGCCAGACGTAGAAGCCGCTGCTGATCCTTGTTCGGCTTGCACTGTTTGATGATCGAATCGATCAACTCGATCGTTGGCGAGTAGTGGTAGGCGTCGTAGTGGGTCATGATGTGGTTCAACTTGCTCTGGAATACACCGGCGTTGATCGAGGTCTCGGTCGACAGGCTGATCTGGGTCTGATCGGCAGCGAAGAGAGTGATCGGCTTGCCGGAGCGCCAGTCGTACTTGTAGCCGAGGCTGGCGGCGAGCAGGACGAGCGACTTGATGCCGTCGTCTTTGACGCCACCCACGTCAACCGGCTTGAAGGTGGTAACGGGTTGAGCCATAGCGATTTCCTTGCCTTTCTGTTGGTTGGTTGGTGTGGCGAGCCGCCGCAAGGATCGTCTCCGACCCTTGCGGCAACCCTTCCGTTGGCGACACGTTGTCGCCAGTCAGGCAGCGCTGATCCGCTGCAAGTCCGCTTCGTTGAACTTGGCGATGACCGCATCGGTCTCCGCCATCTCGAATGACAGTCCGCTGGTACTCAGCGGACCGTGCTGGCACGCGTCCCAGCTTGCGCCGCAATGCGTGCCGGTGGATCGAAACAGCCCGTGCGATCAGGCTGATCTCATCACTTGTCAGGTCATCAGACAGGTTCATCGGAGCCTCCTTTCTTTGTTGGTTGGTTGGTGATTTCGTTGAAGATCCATTCGAGAGCTTCGTCGGTCGTCCAGAACTGAGGGATGTGGTACGGGCTGAGACAGGCGTGCAGCCCTTTGTGACCCGCTTCGTACTCACAGAGGCAACCGTCGTAGACCGACCAGCAGTGCCCACTGAGGTCGATCGGGTGACTCACATCCATCGCCCCAAGCCACCCTTGTCGTCGGGCTTCTCGTGCTCGGGGATCACGGTGGGCAGTTCATCGTCGAGTTCGCGACGGAAGTTGCGGACCAGCTTGTCCATCAGATCCGGCTTGTCGACGAAGTCCTGCTCGTTATAGCGCACGATGCGAAAGTCGTCCTCCGTCGCCTTCGACATGCAGTTCGTCGGGGATGGCCACGGCGAAGCAGGCCTTGATGCAGTGGTGCACCGCGGCCTTCTCCACATCGGTGGCATCGGCCAGGCTGCGTGTCGGCGGCAGGCCACAGGGGCAGTCGATCCTTGTTGTGCGTGGCGCACATCAGGGCGAACGCTCCGGGGACGTGGATGATGTGCATGTCGTGGAAGAAGTCGATGATCGACGGTGTCTCGATGGCGTGGGCCGCGGCGGAGAACAGCATCTTCACGTCGAGTGCCTGCGGGGAGATGTCCGGGTGGGCCAAGGCGTACAGCCGTCGATCATCTGCCCAGCGGAGATGTGTCCGCCTTCGACGCCCGCGACCAGGTGACGGATGATCGGGGTGAGATGCTCGTGGGTCTGCATCCAGTCGGCGCCCTCGGGGGACTGCTCGAAGAAGTCTCCGCCGAAGCCGCGCATGAAATCGTCAAAGTCCATGTTGGGTAGTGTCCTTTCGTTGGATGGTGGTGCCGGGCAGCTGGCGACACGTGTCGCCAGCTGCCCGACGCTTGCTTGGACTATTCGTTGGTGTTGATGATCCAGCCGCGCTTGCCGGTCTCCGGTTGGTCAACACGGCGCCGTGCATCTTGCGGGTGATCGACTGAGCGGTGGCGTCGACGATGTCGTCCATCGGCGGGACGATCTCTTCGTTGAACATCCGCCGGAACATCTGATCGAGCGGCGGCAGCTTCTCCCGCCGGTCGGATGCTCCTTCGTGGAGGTCGTGCTGCGGACGCAGCGAACCCATCGCCCGCACCAGTCATCGGTGTTGATCTGGCCGATGGTGCGGGTCCGGGCGATCGTGTAGCGGATCGCCCGCTCCAACCCTTCAGCGAACGAACGCGGGCATGTAGCCCTCGGTCGAAGCGAAGACTCGGTCGAAGTCCACAATCCGGTTCCAGGTTGTCACCGATCACGAGTGCGCGCCAACTTCTCGACACCGGGACGGTCCATCGCCCCGATTTCGATGATCGCGTCGAGACGGCCGGGACGGAGCATCCCCTTGTGGATCTCATCCTTGTGGTTGGTGGTCATCACCACGTCAAGTCGATGCCCTTGGTCCGTGCCGAATCGAAGGTGTCCAGCAGACGAGTGATGTACTGCGGGTCGGTCTGGGAGGCGAAGGTGTCGACGTCTTCGATGAACACGAACGCCCGGTACTTCGTCCCGGCGTACATTGCCGCCACCTTCATCACCAGAACGGGTCGTCCTGACCCGGGCGGCAGTTGAAGGCGGTGACACCGTTGGCCACCGCCACCTTGGTCGCCGTCGAACCGAAGCCCGACTTGCCGGTGCGTACGGCCCTTCGAGCAGCGATGCTCGCTTGGTCGCCAACCCGGCGCGCTTGATGATGTCGTTGTCGCGCAGCGGCGAGAGGATCGCCACCTCGATGTCCGCCCAGGCTTGCTTCGGTGTAGACGAACTTGGACGGATCGATCGCCTCGGTGTCGATGAACGACATGTCGCCGGTCATCGCCTTGCCGCGGTAGATCGAGTGCTCTTCGAGGTACTGCTCGACCATCTTGTAGAAGCCATCGATGGCGGGCTTGTCCGCCCGACGGCACTTGGCGTACAGACGGAACACCTGACCACCGGTCTCCGGGCTCTTCGCCTGGGTGGGTGGTCAGTCGTCGCCCCGCGCAGACCGGGGAGCACCAGGTCCCCCCAGGGCACGGTGACGTGCTGCATGACGCCACCGTCGTAGCCGATGTCGATGGTGATCTCCTGCGGCGGCTCCTTGCCGAACGGGCCCATGCCGGGCCTTGCTCTGTGCGTAGCCGAAGAACTGCTTCAAGCAGTGGTACGTGGCGTGGGCCCCGTCGAAGGGCAGGTACATGAACGTCTTGTCGACGACCACTTCCTCTTCCTGCAACTCGACGAAGCGGATGAACTCCTTGGCCGCAGCGGTCGGGTTGCCGACGTACTTGGCTGGACCTTCCACTGGGTCCCTTCGTAGATGATGTCATCGTCACGGGTCTGCGACCGCAGCGATGATCCTCAGCTGATCGATCGCGGCGCGATCGAGTGCCGCCTGGGTGGCGACGAGCTTGCTTGGCATAGCCAGATTCTCCTTCGATGTTGGATGATGGTGGCGGTGGTGGAGCCGCCGGAAGTGCTGGCGACACGTGTCGCCAGAGCTATCAGAACAGCTTGGGCGTATTGATGCCAATCGAGTTTCCGATTGGTCTTTGTTCGGGTCGCCATACGGGCCGACGTAGGTGATCATCGTCTGCGTGTCGTGGTTCATGACCGTGTACACGTAGACGAAGCCACCGGGGCCGACGACACGCACAGCAAACCATTCACGGGATGTTTGCGTCGTGGTGTGCTGAACACCAGGTACTGGTTGTCCCCGTCCTGGCGCATCCCGATCAGTTTCAGACCGGGCGTGCGCAGGATTGGAGGAGCGGAATGGATGTTGGCATGTGCCTCCTTGGTCGAAAACGACAACGAGCCCGGACCCCCTCGGGGTCCGGGCTCGTGCCTGTTCGCAACGGTTGTCGATTTAGGTGAAGTCGCTTGGGTACCACCTCCTTTCAGGTGTTTGATCACGGCGTTGTGTTTGCGCGTGCTGCTTCCTCGGTGGGAGACAGACCCATCACTTGCGGGCCAGCCTCCCCCTGAGGTCCGTGACTTCGGTGACCCAGGTGAGTGCAGGACCTCGGCCGCAACGACATGTCGGTCGTCGTGTCCTGGGTGATCACCACCCACCGACGGCGAACGGTGGTCTCATGACGTTTGGTCATCGCTCACCTGGATTCCTTCGGTGATCGCCGTGTCCCGGAAGAAGCGACACATCTCTGCGATGCGGCGCATGTCCTTCGTAGTAGAGGATCACCCGATGACGGGTGCCCTTGTCGTTGTACAGGCCACCGAACTCAGCGATGAAGCGTCGCACTCCGCTCGTTCCATGTCGAACACCGCTTGGCTGCTGTTCGATCGGATCGACCTCGGTGTCACGCACGGTGACGTCGGGGTCGGGAACATCGGTGTCGGTCATCTCTGCCTCCGCTGACATGTTGACGCTGAGCAGGCCGGGTGGGCCTGCTCGGCAGGAAGATGGCGTCCCCAGGCCTTGGCGATGCTCAGGCAGGGCTTCGTTGGCACCAGCCAACTCAGCTTGCGCCAGATCCTCGTCGCGGCGTTGGATGATCCACTCGTTCACGCGGCTCATCGCCTTTCACCTCCGGTGGGTTGAGCGCTGCGTCGAGCGAAGCGGTGGCCTCGGCCATCACGTCGATCAACGTCTCCCCCTCCCACGAATCGACATCGAAGACGCCGCCCTCCAACTGCGAGGGAAAACATCCGCCAGCCGTAGCCGTCGCCGTCATCGGGGAACATCAGGCTCAACGACCAGTTGCCGTCCGCGTTCTGGACGACACGCAGATCGAACATCATGTTGACGTCACTCATCTTCGAGCAACTCCCCGATCCCCAACAGCGACGACAGGCTGCCGCCCGCGCCCTTGTTGCGTGCCGCGGTCATCAGCGCCAGCAAGCCACGAGGCGACGATCAGGTTGTTGCCCAGATCGCGGGCCTCGTCGATGTCGACGTTGATCGGCTCCTGGCCGTCAGCGGTGATGGTGATCTGCTCGACGCCCAACTCGACGACGAGCCAGGCCGGATCACCAATGGCGGCGATCCTCACGATTCCTGCTCCTACATTTGACACTTGAACTCCTTCGTGTTGGTTGGTGTTTGGATACGACAGAGCCCCCCACCCCGGCGGGATGGAGGGCTCGATCGTTCTTGCCTGGCGACACGTATCGCCAGCAGATTTCTAGAGGTGCTGCTTGAACGTCGGTCGCTTCGGGTAGTCCCGAGCGTGGATCTTGGTCGGCACCGACTTGCGGTTCATCCACCGGCTGCCCGTCCTGCGCAACAGGTGGACGACGAACAGACGTAACGGCAACGCCCACGGCAGCAGATAGGCGAAGTCCGACTTGCCGCTCACATCTCGTCCAAGACGATCGGTCCGGTCGACTCGCGCCACTGCTGGGCGCGTCGATGTCATCGAAGTAGCCGTCGTCGACCGGGGTGGCCTCGACGACCGCGGTCGCTTCGGTGTTTTTCCGGGTTGTACCGCTCGAAGAAAGGCGAGACGTGCGGCATGGGTGGCCGTGTCGACTCCGCGTGGTGTCCGGCAGGGACGGCCGGGCTTGATCTGGCAGTACGGGCAGGGAACGGACATCCACACGTTCTCGGTGGCACGATCCGCTCGGCAACGCCAACAGACGGCTTTGGACGGGCGCGGTGGCCAGGTGGTGTTGTACTTGTCGGTGAACGCAGGCTCGTAGCGCACGTCGGTCGTCACGTCGGTCCTGATTGGCGGGCCGCCGAACGGGTCGGTCGAATCATCTTCGATGACCAACTTGGTGATGTGCAACGCCGGGTTCGAGTAGAGCGTCTCTGCCGCGTCGAGAGCCATCTGGACCTCGTCGAAGCTGATGGTGAGAGTGAACATTGCTGATCCTTTCGTGGCGACACGTGTCGCCAGGTTGTTGGTGGAGAAATGACGAAGCCCCTCAGCTTGCGCCGAGAGGGCTCCGTCGGTTTGTGTCACGCTCGCTGTCCGAAGGTGAACAGAGCCGACCGCCACTCCCTGAAAGGAAGTCGAATTGGCGGATGACACGTTGGTCGGCTTACGCATCCGAATCAGTAGAAGGTGCGCGGGTCGCGGATGTGTGAGTAGTCGGTCCGCCGGTACATCCACCGCCGACGCCAGTCGCGCCACAGGTTGCAGACGTACTGGATGACGCAGATGTACCACATGATCACGAGGGACAGGGCCAGGCCGGTCATCATGGCTTCCGATGATCGTCGAGGCGAGCCATCGCCAGGTGAACCGGGTCGACGTCGTCGCGAGGGATCAGATCGAGCAGCGCCAGAGCACCCTTGACGAAGCGAGCTTGCTCCGGTGACGGGGCCACATCGGCTGCCGTTCGAGGGCGGCAACAGCGCGGTCAAGGCCGAGGATGAACAGGATCTGTTTGTGCTCGGTCGTCAGCATTCGTCATGCTCCACGCAGTGATCATGGCGCCAGGCGGGGACCGCAATGCCACCACAGACGGCGCACAGGGCGGGCTTCGGCTTGCGTACGAGACGCATCCCCTGCGGTCGATTGCAGACCGAGCAACGGAGCACCAGGTAGGTCAACGTGCCGTTGGTGACGGTCTCCGCTTCGACGGGATCAGCGGTGTGGCGTGTGCAGGCTCGCTCACGCATTGTTTCGGTGTAGGTGGACATGATTGTTTCCTTTCATTGGCGATACGTGTCGCCAGCTTGTTGGGTGGTAATTGGCCGAAACGTCGGTCGACATACGTGGCTGAACGTCGGTCGACATGTCTGTGGCGGTCCCCGAAGGGACGCCGAAAGGATCGGCTGTGGTGGTGGACCTGAGCGGAGACAGCAAAGAGCCCCGACGCCTTTCGGCGTCGGGGCTCTTCGGTATTCGGGCTGAGATCGCTGGCGGACACGTGTCGCCAGCGCGCTAGACGTTGGCCTCGGCCTCGGCCTCGCGCTTGGCCTCATCGATGATGGCCGCGCGGTATCGATGGTCAGGTATTGGCCTCGGCTGGCGCTTGTCATCCTCGGCCTTGATTGCGCTTGGCCTCGGCCTTCGGGCCTTGACATCCTCAGCGATGAGGATGTTCCAGCGTGTCGCGCAGTGTGACGCGCTCACGCTGGGGTGAGGTTGCGCAACCGCGCCATCGTGATGGGCGTTTTCCCACCGATCACCTTGGCGGTGGGTGCCAGCGCCAGCGTTTCGACACGCTTGGCCTCGGCCTCGGCCTTGGCCTTGTCGGCCTCGGCCTGGCGCATTGCGTCGGCCACGCGCTTGGCCTCGGCCTCGGCCACAAGCAACGCTTCGGCCTTGGCCTTGGCGTCGGCCTCGTTATCGGCCTTGGTCAACTGTGCGCGGGCCTGCGGTGTCAGCGCGGCGGCGGGAGCGCCGACACCAGGCCGTGAACGCCTTGGTCGAATCGGGCGAGAGGCCGGTTGGCTTGTGGCGTAGTCCTGCCAGGCCAGCACCTTGGCCGATGTGCCGAAACGGAACAGGTCATAGTTGTCATACAAGGTATCCCACGAGAGGCCGAACATGCTGGCCTTGGGCCGTGGCCGAGTAGTATGCCTTTCGACACGCCATCATCGGCCTTGACCTTGGCACCCATCACGATGCACGTCAGCACGCGGGGGAGATTGACCTGCTCGGCCACCTTGGCGACAACGCTGGCCTCATCGCATGCCAGGACATACAACGGTACAACGTCGCGCCCATCGACATGCGGACCATGTAGGACGTTTCGAACATCTTCCGATTGGCCAGCGCTTGGCGCGCATCGCTGGTCGCCAGAAACGTCGTCGCCTCGGTCTTGTCGAATCCCGCGATGCGGATCCGCTCGGCCTCGGCCTCGCTGAGAAAGGCCTGCTCGGCGGGGTGTTCCCTCGCTGGCGACACGTGTCGCCAGCGTGATCGTGGCCTGCTCGGCCTGCTCGCTGGCGTCGCCAGCGAGCGTGATGGTGGCCTGCTCGGCAGGGTAGTTGCGGTGCTGCATTGTTCCTCTCAGGGTTTCGGCCTGGCGACACGTGTCGCCAGCGCAGCGAGTCGCTCGACTCACTGACACCATTGTACCACAACATCGCCCCTGGTAACCCGGAGTGTGGGCCTCCGGCCCC